ATCGAAAAGGGCTTTGATCATAGCAGATTTAGTAGAAGGAATTTTAACCTCCTCTTTTTTCATTTCATCATCATCATCTTCGTCATCATCTTCGTCATCGTCATCATCTTCGTCTTTTTTGCCGTTTTTCTTGTCGATTGCTTTTTGTAATGCGGAAGGTAATTCACCTTCCACAACTTCTTCTGGAGCCTCAACAAGTTCTTCTTGCTCAGTTTCTTCCAGAATTTCTTCTTGAGTTTTATTTTCCATAGAACTTGATACTCCTAATAGTTAATGGTATATTTCGTTTACTGTAGTATTATTTATAATATTACAAATTTGATAATAACTTTTTAAACTCGTTTATTTTTACTTCCTCAAGTTTTTTGGAAGATGCTCTTAGAATATTGTCTCTTGCTCGTTCTACATCTTGTTCATGCAAAAGTCCATTATTCCAAATCCATTCTTTCCCCTCCATAATACCTTCTACAAAAGCATTTGGAGCGGAGGGATCTGCAACAATATCAGCAGCGGTTGCAAGATAGAAATCATTTTGTACGATCTGAGAGTTCTTTGCATCTGGTTTTAATGTTCCCATTCCCCTTGAAGAAACACCTAGTCTTGCGCCCTCATCGATCAAACATTTAACAATTTGTCCATTTGGTGTATTTAAAACCTTTGCACGTCCAACAAAATTCTTACCTTCTTTAACTAAAGAAGTGATCATGTGTGATGCACGATCTAGATTGACCGTAGGGCCGTCAGGATGTCCGAGTTCTCCAAATGCACGTTTTGGTGTAACATATTCGTTGACGTATCTATTTACTTCTCTTTCGAGAACGTCAAAAGGATATACTCTACCATTTTTATTCTTTTTTTCAGACTGCATGAAGATACCTTCAATGAAGTACTGTTTGGGTTTTGCTCCCTCTTCAATCAATTCATACTCAACGGATTCTTGTAGTTCGCATATAAGTTTCATTTTAGTTCCTTACCTATTACTGTCTGGATAAACTTTACCATCTTTAACTTTATAACCAGCAGGAGCTCTTCCTGTTTCATCGTACTTTTTTTGAGCCTCACTTCTACTTAAATTCCCACTTTGTCCTCCAACACCTGTGTCGTGTTGATATTTTGGTTTACTTTGTGAACTATATGTCTCTTTCTTTTTCTTGGGATCATGCCCTGCATACCAATCATCACGATCATCTTCTACTATAGAAATCAAAGTATTTTTTTGTTCTTCACTAATATATTTGGCAGAATTAATTGTATTAATTAACTCTCGTTTTTCTTTTTCAATGTAAAATTCTCTAATTGTAGACATTTTTATCCTATTTTGAGTTACTGAATGTAAAATCCAAGATTTTTAAGAAAGATTTTGTATCTTTATTCATGTTATCTTGCATTTTTTTCTTGTTAGTACTATTTAGTGTATCGAAGGTTTTCAAAATGACTTTTGCAGATTCTGGATCAATTGGAACCGATGTGCCACTTTTAAACCCAATTTCTGATTCTTTTTTCTTTTTTACAACAGATCTCAACTGATCCACGACATCTTCCTTCAAAGAAGTTTCTGGTCGTGTTGCCTCTTCGATTTTTTTTTCTTTAACAGGAAACCCTATTGATTTCCTAAATTCTTTATATGTTTTCATCATATCCCAGAAGAAGCGATTTTAGTATAAGTACCGTTTGTCACATTTGCCAATAAAAATTGGTCGGAATCTTTATGAATTACGGTTGATGAACCAGCAGGTACAGTAATAGAACCCTGAACTGTTCCATCTGTTCCTCCTTCTGTTCCATCATTTTTGACTACTGAAATGATTGAAATTGCAGATGCGTAAACTGCAATCGCTGTAGCCTTACCCAATCCCAAATTTGTAGCAGTTGTGGCAGTTTTTGCTGCTAATAATTTCATTGTGTCTCCGTTGTTTCTGGTTCTTCGATTGAAATTTCTTCTTTGTCTAAAAACATTCTGGCAGAAACTTCTCGTTTTCTGGTTTCCAATCCATCTACAAGTTTACTTGTAATTATTTGATCGAATGCATCATGAACCTGTGTAGGTTTACTTTGCATAGAATAATCTATAATATCCACTGTTTTAAAATCTTGTTCTGCCATTTTATCTCCAAAAATTATCTATTAATATTTATAAACTTTTAAAGGTGTGTATTCCTTTAATATTCTTCTTCTCCACCTTCTTCACCTCCACCATCTTCTTCTGCTTCTTTTGCAATCAATTCATCTTGTTTTTCAACTTCATCGGCGGTTTGTCTGAGGATATTTGCACGAAACCACTCTTTGGAATAATACTTTCCAACATATTCTTCGGAGTTTCTAGCAAGATCTAATCGTTGAGACATGGTTTCTTGGTGTTTAAATTCTGAATAATAATGATCCTTTTCAAACCTATAATGAACCTTATCTTTGACCTTATCCCACTCTGCGGCAGTCATAATATTTTTCAGAATCAATTGTTTTTCCATTATTTCATCAAACAATATTGAAAATCTTGTCTGCAACTTTTTAATAAATTTACTGAAAAGCAATTCATCTCTTGTGATTTCGCTTTCTCTCCCTAAAGAAAATCCAGAATCTGCTTCGAGTCGTGAAACAGGAACATGCATTGCTTTGTATAATTTTCGTTGAAAGTACTCTACGTCCTCTAATTGACCAAGATTTTCTCCGCCAGGAAGTGTGGTGATTTCTGTTCCCCGACCACCTTCTCGCCTCGGCAACCAATAATCTTCCAACATTGATTGATGTCTACGATCATCTTTAACTTCACCAGTATCCGAATCGTAAACCAATCGGTTTTTGTATCGTGTCATGATGTCACGAATATATTGTTCTGCTTTTAATTTTGGTAGGTTTCCTACATCAATATAGAAAATTCTGCGTTCAGGAGCTCTTGATATACGATAGATAACAATCGCATCTTCTACCATTCGCAATTGATTTAGTGGTTTGATTGCCTTATGAAGATAAGACATTACTGCATTTTTTTGTGGATTCAATAAACCAGAAGTAGAATATGCAATACTATCACCTGAAATTACAATACCAGAAGAAGAACGACTGTGCAATCCTGCCTCATTGTAAGTGTATGTAGGAAATATACTCACTTTTGTTTTTCTAGGATCTGCCGTTTTCTCTGTTTTGACTTGTTTGATTTTTTTGACTTTCGTAGCATCCAAACTTCGGAGTTCTACAATACCACGTTTTGGATCATTTTCGTCTATCATAATATGATAATACAATCTTCCTTCGATATACCATCTGCGAAAAATATCATGACCATAATTATTGAAGTTTAGAAGATCCAATACAGTATCGAATTCTGTACGAACTTTTTTCTTAATTCCTTCTGTGAGATCTGTTTTGTCGAGAACAACCGATACTGAAGGAAGAATGTCATCGACAACAATAGCTTCATTCACAACATTATCAATTGCAATCTCACAATCAGACATTTGTGACATATCACGATATTTGAGAATAAGTTCTACCTCATTCTTATACTGTCCGTCCATATCAAGAGAGTATCCTGCCGCACTCGCTCCCGACACCATTGCGGAACCATCATCATTTTCAGGAAGTGTAAACGCAGGAATATTAGCGTTTGCTATGTCCTGACTTTTTCTTTCGATCTTAAACCCAAATATTTCAAATGCCATAATTTTTTCCTACTGATTTTTTATCCAATTCCTACTATATTTTCTGGTGGAACTGGTAAATTTGATGCTGAAGTAGCTGCACTAACAAACCAACTATCATACATCCAAGTACAAGTAAACTCTTCTATTTCTTGCGATGACCAATCAAGATTGATTGTTGACAATGCAGACGGCCACGCACCCTTAAATATATAAGTACGTAAATCATTCCCAGCTTTACTAAATTGCGTAACCTTCAACGAAGTTTTATACTTTGCTGCATCGCCCTCAGACTTATCATTCGACTGAAATAAATTCTTATCTCTTGTATTTAGGGTGTGATTTGAGATAGATGCCATCCAACTTTCAAGTGAATTTCTAATACCAAAATCTTCATCATTAATAATAGTTGTATCCCATGTATCGAAGGAACGATCACCGGCCACATGTATCGCTTTGCCATGATAATACACATCATATGACCCGATTGTACTTGCAGGAATGGTTGTTGCTTTGACTAAAAATTCTGATCTGGTTGGGGGAGCTGTTATTCCACTAGGATATGTGAAATCCACCTTGAACAGAGAGGGACGAGCGCCCCCCTGCTTTAGATTTGATTTGAATTCTGTTACTGAGAATGCCATTCATTATTATTTTTTAAATTAAATTGATTATGATGCAGAAACTGCTGAACCATGTGTCCAATAATCATACGCAAAAGTAATAGTGTATTCCTGAATTGCATCACTAGACCAATCTACAGGAATTCCAGCTATTTCTGTGGGCCAGAGATAATCAAATTTATACGTTTGTAACACCGCTCCAGAAGTACTTAGTTGTTTTACTGTTGCATCTCCATCAAAAAAACTTGTTCCAAGAAGTTGATCACCATAAGAGGAATTTCTCTCTCCTTCAAACTTTCCACCCATTATTCTCATCCATTGCATCATTCTATTTCTGGCAGAAAAATTTTCATCGTTGATAACTGTAACTGTCCAGTTATCATATGTTCTAAAACCATTCCACTTATATGCTCTTCCTGCATAATTTACTGCAAGAGGTGCTATATTCGCAGGAGGAATTGATGCAGCCTTGCAAAGAATATTTTCACTTTCAGTAAATGATGTACTTTTATTTTTACCATTTATATCTATTTGATACAAAGCGGGACGAGCACCACCGCTTTGTGACGCCATACTAGATTTAAAAGTTGAAACTGCGAATGCCATTGTTTTATATCCTATCCTTGTGTGGAATTAGTAGTAACGGTGCCACCCGACATCGTATAATAATTGTATGCCCAAGTAACATCAAATTGTTCTATATCACTTGCAGTATCATAACTTAGTGCAATTTCAGAAATCGCTGTTGGCCAACAATCTACAAATTCATAGGTCATTGTTGCCGTACCATCTTTTTGATAATGAATTAATTTTGCCGTTCCTGTTCCAAAATTTGTATCCGACACTCCTTCATTGGAAACAGTTCCGTTAATAACTTCCATCCATTTTTCAAGTTCATTTCTAACATTATATTTTTCAGTATTAATGATGGTAGTAGACAAATCAGCAAATACTAAATCGCCAGGAATTTTTACAGTCCTACCAAAATATTGTCTTTCTATGGGAGTAAGCGTCAATGGTGGAATTTCACTTACATTACAATACAAATTTACACTTGAAAGAGTAGCGTCAACTCCTGTTGGAGCCGCTGTTATCTGAAATTCAAATAAACTTGGACGGGCGCCACCATATGGGAGCGCCGATTGAAAGGATGTTAGTCCTGTTGTTTGAGTTGCCATTTTTTTATTTTCTCCAATTAACTTATTTTAATTATTTATGTCAAAAATATTAAACAGCACCGACAACTTCAGAAAATTCTACTCCACTCCGAACTGCAACAAAGTTGAGTTGGATAAAGTTGATAGCACGTGAAGGTTTGACAAAAATGTCTCCCCTAAACGAATTAGAATCTACAACTTGTGGTGTATTATTTGAAGCGTCACAAACAACTGCAAAATCTTGAATTCCACCTCTTCCTTGAATATCACGCAAGAAAGGTTCGACCATCGAAACGAATTGTGAACGTGTAAACTCATCGTTGAACTCAAACAACTGGAATCTGGCTGCATTTGCAATTGCTTTTTCCAGAAGAATAAACAACCTTCGTACATTGATTCGATCAAATGCAGATGGTTTAGTCAATTGTGTTTTGTCTCCAAACAGAATTGTACCTTCGCCTGGGAACGAAACAACTGGATTGACTTGTGATTGATACAACGAATCACGTTCTGCTTTTTTCGGATTGTAAGGAAGTTTTACAACTCCTTTAATCTGACCCCTAGTAAATCCGCCAGGAGAGAAGAAAGGATCTCGTTCTGCATCGGTTTGAGCACAAAGTCCAGCAATATCTCCATTCAGAGGAACATAACGGAATTTGTCATTATGTTTATCGAACATTTGTTTCCAACCAGAGTCCATAACTGCGTAAGAAGAGTTTTGATTAACAGTATCACGGTGTCCAGTTACATTAGTAGTAGCGACAGAAGAACTTGTGGTTCCCACAACTTGTGCTTTTGTGGGTGAAAAGAATGTAATACAATCTTTACGTGATTCTGCAATTTGTCCGATACAATGACGAACAACTGTTGAACTATGTGAACCTGTCATCAACAGAGAAACATCAACATCCTCTGCGGATTTCATCAAGTCATACGCACGAATAACATCCGCATCACTCGGAGCAGAACCAGCAGTTCCTCCCGAAAAACTCACAGTTTGGGGTTTCCCAGGCATATAAAATTCATCTACTTGTTGTGTTCCACTTGCATCAGCGGTCGCACCCCATGCACGAAGCGTCTTAGATCCAGTAGCGGCAGGAGTTGTATAATCTCCACTTGTAACTTCTGACTCGACAATTGGACGTTGTAACCACCACATAAATTTGGAATATTTGTTGATCCAATTTTTGTAGTAAATATCTTCGCCTCGATCGTCTTTCGCTCCCTTTGCAACCGAAAGATTTGCATGTGCTTCTACAACTTCATCAATTGTTCCTGTCCAATCCCCATCTTCATCGACAACTGCAATATGAATTTCATCTAATGCCATAGATTTGTCAGCAGCGTGTGTTGAAGTTGTTGGAGGCCCCTCTGGAAACGCACTCGCATATTCCCAATCTCTTGTATAAGTTTGAGCAGATGCAGTCGCAAGGAATTTTTTATCCGTTACTATTACAGTATTTGATGTAAGAGTTTTTACTTTTCTGGTTTCACCATTAATAGTAATTTTATCTCCAACTATAAATTGCGAATCAAATAAAGTATCTGTTCCAGTCACGGTAGTACTGTCAGCAGTTACCACAACAGTTCCCTTCATATTTGAAGCAATAGTGTGGAAAGCTGATCTCTTTTGGCGAGTAGCTGCAGCTCCTGAACTTACATCAGCACTATCGGTTGAACTTGTTGAAGAACAAGTCACCGCAACATTAGAAGTAACTGCGCTCACAATGTGCAACCCTGTTTCTCCTGCAATTGAAATAGCATCTCCGACTCTAAGTTCTATACCAAATAAAGTTCCTGTTCCTGTAAGAACACCAGTTGCTACTGCCCATGCAACTGATCCAGTTAATGTTGCAGATGGTCTATCTGATGGACACATGGAATATTTGAAAGTGTTTCCCAAATCTCCTGCCCATTTCGAAACGAACGGGCCGTTGGCCGCAGTACTATATGCTGTTCCACCTTGTTCATCGTCATAATTGTTGTAATAATTTTCAGATGTTGTGACTTGTACATTAACATATGTTCCTGTATTCGCACAGGCATTCTTTGGTGCAGCGGAATTTGCAACCGTAGTGTTTGCGGCACGAACAACGTTCACCGCACTCGAATACGAAAGGAAGTTTGCAGCAGTGAAAAAATGCTCAAAATTATTATCATCTGGTTTTTGGAATTGCTCTACCAAATTATCTTCACTTGTGATCAAAGTCACCTCTTCGATTGGGCCCCAGCGAAATCTTCCAGCAAACCCACCAGTAGAGGTTCCTGCAGCGACTACTGCATTGGTCAGATCAATTTCTGAGGTATTAACGCCTGGACTTACTTGAAACGACATTTTTCTCCTTTATTTGTATTGTTTTGGGTATAATCATTTTTTATTAAACGTACCCATTTTTTTGAATTCGGTTTTGCAAACTTAAACTGTTTACCTTTATATAATCTTTTAGTGCCTGTACAATTATAACGAAAATCCTCGAATTGTTTCGATTCTTTGTCTGTCGACCCTCGATCTTGTTTAGTTTTCGTTGTCTTGATCCGACCATACTTCTGTACTATTGTTTTATCATCCTTATAGAATATTTATAAATACTCGTAATTGACTAATAATATTTAGTGTACGGTAAACATGAAGTTTCCACAAAAAACGATAGATCGGTTTAATACAAAAGTCAACAAAACCAATGACTGCCATGTTTGGACAGCGGCCAGACAAAAACAGGGTTATGGTATGTTTTCGGTTGATGGAAAATCTATGCCCGCACATCGATTTTCATATCTTTTACACAAAGGAAATATCGCTGAAAATATGGTTGTTCATCAAACCTGTGAAAACAATGGTTGTGTCAACCCCGAACATCTCGTACTCCAAACCAAAAGTCAAAACAAAAAAAGTTATACTTCTGTCCGTGTTAGTAAAGAGATGATCGAAAAAGAAAGTATCAAATATCTCTTCCGACTTCGTAATATTCGACCAGAGTTGGAAAAAGAAATAGATGCGTTACTTATGTTGTTGAATATCGAAGTTGCAAAAGAAGAAGACGATTTTGGTTTTGAGTCAGAGACTATGAAAAAAGAATACCTTTAGAAATATTCATATTGATCTTTATCGGTTATTGGTTTCCAAATATTATCATCGCCTGGGATCTGAAACTCATCAGGATCATTACCATCATTGATAATTCCAAAAGGAACCATATCTTCCTCGATCATTTTCATTTGTTCTGCAAACATTTTTTCTCGTATATCTTGGTCGGTGAGTTCTTTGAAGTACCTCTGTTGGACTAACCAAGAAAAGAGAACACATCCCATCACCAAATCATCATGAGCCCCATCATCCGCCTCCCACGATGTACTTTTTCCAATAAATGTTGTCAATTCACTAATCGTATCGAAATCTTCAATAAGTAAATTGTCTCTCTCGATCAAATCTTTGAGTGTTGCACATCCTATTCGCTTGACTTGTTTTGTTGTACGAATTCCCATCGATACGTTTTTAGAAAATCCGCCCCCTATTTGTTGCCCGTTTCTACCATGCATCGTAACCATCATCATATTTTCATATTCCATATCGTGATAGAGAATATCAGCAACTTGTTGTCCAATATCGTTCACCTCTACTAAAATAAATGCCTCGTTATATTTTCGTGCAGTTGTAAAAATAACATTGGGGTACAACATCGGCGATATGTCATTCTTTCGATACTTCCCAACTTGTCGATATGGTTGTTTTGTAACATCGAATATCGAAAATGCCGAATAATCTAAACCGACACCTCTTGCAACATCACATACAATAACGTATGTGTGGTTCATTATAGGTTCTTGATAGATATCCAATCCATCATATTGATAAATTGGTTTTTTGAACGGCATCGACATGAGTTTTTCGGTCGAAATAAGAGTATTAGAACTACCCAAGAAAGAACATTCAAATTCTGCCTCGAATTGCCTCTCGCTCGTATTCCGAATTGTCTTTTGTTTCCATTCATCATCTCTGCCTGGAACTTGCGACCAATGAACAGAAATGGGAACATAATCATTGTTCCCCTCTTCTGCATCCGTCCACAACTTGTAAAACATGTTCATTCCATTAGGAGTAGAAACTATGAACATTTTCGTACTCTTACCCGAAGTAATTGTAGGATATACAGAACTGAAAAACTCTTCGGAAATATTGGAAGGCACAAATGCAAACTCATCTAAAAAAATGATGTTGAATGAACCACCCCGAATAGCAGAACCAGAAGTGGAACTTGCAAGAATTTTAGAGCCATTTTCTAGCTCAATATTTCCCTTGTTCCATATCAATATTCCTTGTTGTAACCACTTTGGTAGGTGTTCGTATGCGAGTTGTAATCTTCCAAGAAGTTCCATTGCTGTTGCTTTTTTGTTTGCGAGAATTGCAACATTCACGTTTTCATTAAAAAGGATATAGTGTAGAAGATATGCAAGGATTGTGGTTGACTTCCCAGATTGTCTGGCCATTTTACAGATCACAAATCGTTCATTATAAAACTTCTCGATCATGTCTTTTTGATAAGGTCTAAGATCAAAATCGACCAATCCTTCATCGAGAGAAACAATTTTCAGATGTTTGGCGATAAAATAAATTGGGTCTTGTTGACATCTAATATATTCACCAACCTGTTTTTCTGACCAGTCTTGGTGTACATATGCCCCCTTGAGTAACGGATTGCCTAAGTATGTTTTTTGTTCAATCATTTTTATTTCTTTTTTATCGCAAATTGTTTCTACATTTTATAGTCAATTGACAAAATCCATCCTTAAAGTTTTGCCAAACCTCACCATGTATTCCAAATTGACCGTTGATTATGTCCCACGAACCTGCGAAAATGGGTAATCCAAAAATAGATATAATCATTGCCCCCAACATACCAAAA